CCAACATGCCATGGTTCCCCGAACCTTGATCCTGAATCAAGTCCAAAGCTTGCAGCATTAGCGGCTATCCAGCCCATCTCAGACTCTGGCCCTAGGTCAGCAGCTAGTCCCTTGGTATGCATTGAATCGTTAGGGTGCCCGACGTTACCTACTCCAGCGTCATATAACTTCCCTTGAGTAATCCCATCCCGGTAGCCTGAGGTTATTGAGATATTCGGGTTGGCGGCCATCATGTTAGATACTTTGGACGCAAAGCTAGGATCTAGGTGAGCTAGCCCTTGTCCCCCATACTCCCCGTAAGGTGACGGGGTATCACCTAAGAACCCGAGTCCGGGTACCTTTGATGCAACATTTCCAGTAGCTGCAGCAGCCTGCGCTCCAACTTTGAAGAAGGTGGCGACCATCATGTTTGCCAATGGGGTAGGCAACGCTGACATGAGTGGTCCGAGGAAGTCTCCCATTAGCCCAGTCAACTTCTGGTCAATCTGGCCCATCATTGACTCAAACTTGCGGTCCTGACCTTCTCGGTTAGCAAACTGCTCGTAGTTGCTAGACGATCCAAGTACTTGAAAGTCTCGTCGGCCTTGTGCTGACTGAGTGCGCAGGCGTTCCCGGGCTAGATCCTGCCCCCGCTCCCCAATGATGACTGCAATATCGCTGGACCCTGTGCTGGCCTTGCCGATCACATATTGCCAGAAGTACTGCCTCATGTACTCGGGGACATCTGTGGTGCTAAACCAAGCGTCCATATTGGACCCCGGGAATTGCTGGGTAGCTAGCTCTTCCTTAGTAAACGATTTACCTCTATCCCCACCGGGACGCTGGCCCTCAAACCACTTGAGGGTGCTCTCTGCCCACTCTTGGAGCGTCTTAGGAACTCCACCAGCACCGAACCCACTCATCGCTCCACCTGTGAGCATGAGAGCCTTCTGGTGCCCGCCGGTGTTCCCTAAGAAGTCGCTGGACATCTTGGCTAAGCCTGCGGCACCCACTGATGGGGTGAACAGCTGCATCTGCCGAATACCTTCAAAGTACGCCCCGGATTTAGCTGAGCCTAGCTGTCCGTATCCGGACATGGCCCCCTCGTTAAGCGCTCCGATAGTATTCCCGAGGTCTCCCAGCACGGGGGTACCTTCTTGGAGCTGCTCAATCAGCCTGCTGATCTTTGTGCTATTCAGGGTAGCTAGTGGACCCAGTCCACCTGCTATAGCTGGGGCATTCTGGCGAGTTTCTTCCATCCGGTTATATGCATACTTCGGGGCGACAGACGCCACGTTGAACATAGTTTCAGTAAGGTTCTCGCCCTTTAGGTTGCTGAATACTCCGCTGAATGCGTCAGTTCCTCCGCCGGTTAAGCCGCCCCCTGCCCCGCCATAGTTGTACGGTATTCCGCTCCCGGTGGTCCCACCACCACGTCCTCCGCCACTATTCAGGGCCTGAGCAGTTGAGCTGGCCCCTTGCTGCATGTTCGAGAATACAGAGTTCATCCCCTGCATCATCATGGTGTTCTGGCTGCCCATGGACATCACGGTGGTCTGTAGCTCTCGTACAGCACCACTGAGCGCCTTTATATCACTGGTAGCAGCGTTCACGCCGTCTACTGAGAACTTCATCCCGGTGGCTACAGGTATAGGACGGTCAGATCCAGAGGACCCTGAAATACTAGGTTCAGCCACTTCTCTCTATCCTCCACACGGTTACTTCGTACCAATAGGACCGTTCTCGTACAGTCATGTCCTTGATTTCACTTAAAGACCAACCTGAGAACATGGAAGATATTGCCTCATACAAGGCAAACAGACCTACCTCATCTTGGTCGAAACAACTCCTCCCATTGAACAGGGATGAGTACCTCCTCGTGACAGGATGAGCACTCTAGAGTCAGAGAAAGGGATACAGCAGGCTGGCGATCCATTACATCAGATAGCAACTTACCCCGGTCGTTCAGGGACATGTCTCGAACGAATTCATCCATATACATAGGCGTTTTGCCATCAACACTGCGGATGAGTCGGGTAAGGAGGTTGGTGTTCTGAACTGACGCACTAGCTGGCTTGTCAGTAGCTGATGCCAGTACATCTGCGCCTGTAACCAGACGGTAGACGATCTCTACTCCAGAACTAGTCGTATAGGTATTCAGAAACTGCAGGTCATCGGGCACAGATATTGGAAAGTCCGTATCCAATAGAACTAGCGTGGTCTGCTCCGAAGCGCAGTGAGGGCATGTAAATGACATGTCCCGCTCGTTACCGAACGTAGACTGAACGACTGCTAGGTAAATCATTAAGCGTTCCCCAATGAGGAGCTTCCCTAGCACTTTAGATCGCTCTGATACCGGCAGGCTAGCTAGATCTACAGACCCTATCGATACCACACCGAGGGACAATATTCCGTCAAACAAGGTATCGCTGGTCTTGTACCTAGATAGGTACTCCTCATCCCGGCCAGTTAATTCCCTAAGGCGTACAGTGGTCTGGGATACGCCATCGTCACTATAACCCCGAGGGATCTCGACGCTAAGGGAAGGGGCAGGTTTAATAGCAGGATGATCCCCTGAAGTTATATTACTTACAGCTTCATCAATGGAGTCTAGGGGGATGCTTTCTTGTGAAAGATCTCCCATCCATGCTTCTGCGTTACTAGTGTCGCCTGTAATTGTCACGAGTTATGCTCCGGTCGTTATGATGGTTTAAATATATATGGCGTCCGAACCGTATATAACTTCTAACCCTTCGTGGTGGATAGTCATGCTGTTGATGAGGATCCCGTTATCTCCGGCGTTTAGTCCACCGAACGCCACACTCGCCACCCATGCGTTATATACCTTGAATCCTAGAACGGAAGTAGCATAGTTCGTAGGCTTTCCGTCATAAGGGGGCTTTGTGACGGGGTGATCTAGTACCCGGATCTTCATGTCAAAGCGGAACTCGCCGGACCCGTCAAGTGCTCCGGTCTGGCCGAGAGTACCTTGACCCCACTGAACTGAGAACATCTGCTTTGCAAGGTCCCAGACACCGGGCTTATTAGCGAATACTCCAGTAGAACAGGAGATCGGGGAGAAGTCAGTCTGTCCGGGAAGCTTATGTGGGTTGGTGTTCCACCCGCCTTCTCGGTACGCACTCACGTCCGTAGTCATAGATAGCCCGTCAATAGACGTGAACCCAATACTTAGGAGTGAGTTATCGATGTCCGTATTTGGGTGAGAAAACTCGGTTTGGAATTTAAAGTTACGAATCGGATCAGCTGCTGCTCTAGTCCGCTCGGTAAGTGTTGGGGTGGGCATTATTACTCCTTATTGAGTTAGATGATAGAAGTGCGGACTGCACTTCCGCCATCAAATTGGGATAGGCGGATAACGACAAACTCTGCTGGGTATTCTAGAGAAACCCCAATCTCCATACGAACCTCTCCAGAAGCTACTACCTGTGGGGTATTAATAGAAGCGTCGCAGGTAATGAAGTAAGCGTCAGCAGCTGTCTCTCCGCGTAAGCCTCCTAAGGACCATATTGGCCGGAGAATTCGTTCAGCCACTGCCCGAAGTCTGGACCACAAGATGTCATCATTATTCTCAAATACGGCAAACTGGGTAGCGTCTTGAAGCTGCTGCTCGATGTTAATAAGAGTTCTGCGAGCAGTAATGAATCGATCCACCCCAAGGTTCTTCAGGGTTCGACCTCCCATGATGCACACCCCGTTACCAACTACAGACCGGATCACGTTAATATTCTTGCTATTCAGTTCTGCCAACTTACCCTCAGGATATTTAGCATCGAGGTTGATTACATTGTTTAAGGATGCAGAAATTCCTGCTGGTGATCGGTAGGCTCCACCGGAGTAGTCCATTCTGGAAATGACACCTGCTACTGCTCCTCCGGGGGGCGTAAGCTGAGTAGAGCCAACCACTGTTGGACTTGGGATGAGGATCCAAGGCGTGTAGTTAGCTACCTGAGATGACGTGCGATTTAGTCCAGCAGTACCGAGTACTGCGTCGGTCTCAAGTGCGGTGGCGTAGGCGATGGATGACTGCGTAGACAGCCGTGGAGGTGCGCCATCTTGAATTAGGAAAACATTCAAGCGCTCGGACTCGGCTACTTGGTAGTTACTATTTACCAGCTCTCCTTCAGTGGACTCATAGTGCCCGGATACATAAAGCAGTACTGATCCGTAAACCTCACCAACTGCTTCTGCTGTCGCAGTTGCTAGTTCTGCAGAACTAGGAGCACCCGGCTCAGCACCGTCATCGAACTCTGCTACGGATGGAGTGTTACCGAGCACTGTGGGCGTTATATCAGGGTCTAGGTCACTCGCTGTAACTAGTTTAGATCCGTTAATCTCATCATTTACTGCCTGAATAGGGGTCTTGAGTGAGTATGAGATTCCCTCTGTTGACACTAAGTCTCTAAAGGTTTCAACTACACGGACGTTTCCAGCGATGTCCGCCCTAAGGATACGGAGGGTGTATACACCGGCAGCAGCATCCTGAGACTGTATCTCGGCACGGAGTTCATTACCCCATACTCCTGCTGACTTGGCAGTAAGTGTGAACGCTGGAACGACTGGGTCGACATCATTGAGTTTCTCTACGACAGTGTATGTTGCGGCTGTGCCGCCTGTCCCAACACCTGTCGAAATGGATCGACGGATCGTTAGACCACGACCGCCGTTCTGGAAGTAGTTATGGACAGCGTATGGGAGGAACGACTTAAATGTTCCGGGAGCCGGGGCAAAGTCTCCGAAGGTAGAGGAATAATCAGACCATGATCCCACGGTTACGTTCTCCATGGTAGGGCCACGTTCACATGCTCCTACGAACAGGGTGGTAGTTGCAGACGTACCTGTCTCAGAAGAGTTACTGAATGTTGATTCTTCTAGGTATACACCGGGTCGGCGGTAAGTTGGCATGTGAGGCTATCTTTCTAATAATGCGGAGAGTACATGGTATAGAACGAGTTGTATTAAGGGCCAGACGGCGGTGCTTCGTTATTGAATGAACCTGCTATCAGATCATGATTTGGATCATCATAATCATGCTCAGGCGGGAGATAGTTAGAGGATAGTTTAGTTTCCTCTGCAGTTCCCGTGTTTGAGTAAATATCAACATGGACTCTCTCGACAGCCTCTAGGTCTATTAGAGCTGTAGTTGGAATCTCTGTCTCCATCGAAATGGTGTACATCTTTCTAAAGATACGGTTGGAGTTCTCAGTAGTTTCCTGAGTGTCTGCTCCGACCCATTCAAGTAGTTCACATCTACGCCATACGCTGTCAGCGTCTACTCCAATAAAGAATGATCGTGGCGATAGTTTATCAATGAGCAGCTTTCCTTGGAGAACCCGGTCATCGATAGCGCTGTTCGTATAAGTAGTTATCTGGAACATCAAGCGGTACGGGAGATACCTACCCATACGACCGTTGTAGTCCTCAATATCTACCCCATCGGGGAGTATGTCAGATGATACTGACGGGTAGTACATGCCTTTACGGATTGCCCCTGTTTCTTGGTCTACAAACTCTGCGGGAGTACGCATAACATTTACTTCACTATGCCAGAGGTCATACGCCGGAGTTATAGACAGTAAGTCGAGAGTCATGTACGGGTACTTGATAGACCGCTCGGTAGATGGCCAGCGGAAATAGACTGCTACAGATCTAGAGACTGACTGGCGGCTAGGAAGCTGGATGCCTGATAGATACTCTTTCAGGGCAGATTCCTCTGCTAGCAGGAAACCAGTCTTCTCATTGATGTCTACCTGAGCGATATCAGCCATCAGAACTCATAGCTGGTGGGGTAACTCCAGATTCAGCGTCCTTTACTGACTGAGCGGCAGATTGCTTCCGGAGAGCAGTAGATCCGATTGAGCTTGAACCGACTAGCACCTCATGGCGAGCAAGTGCATCTACCGTACGCATCAGAGGATCTGGCGGGTATTCTTCAGTTCCATATTCCGCAGCAAACGCCTCGGATACAAACTCAATACCCCGAACACCGATCCAGAACCGGTCGTTCTCGTCCCATGTATCGATGTGATCAGCTAGCCCTACCCAGCGCTCTGAGGCATTAGCTCTGCGCAGTACCTCTGAATGAACGGCCTCTTTAGCTTGGGTAGAAGCTTCCTCTGCAGCTGCAATAAACGACCCAACCTGATGGTTGAGTGTATTGAGCATATCTGCTGATATCTCAAATCCGGACATATTCAGTCCCCGAGGAAGCTAGGCAAGTGGAGAACTAATCGCCTGACTAGTTCTAGTAGGAATGGTATCAGTTATTACCACGTTGTCCCGTCAACTGCGGCAATTCCTGAAGAACCTGCAGTCAGCTGTGTCCACAACTGTGAGTCTATGTATATAAGAGATATTTGGCACTTACCTACTAAGAACCCACTGGTGCTCACTGCTTGGCTACCTAAAATAATAGCTCCCCGTATACATCTAATAACTATCGCAAGTCCAGCCCCTACGTCTATGCTCAGCCCAGACCACTCGACCTCACCAGTCGTAGATTCCTTCCATCCGCCGTATGTAGCTAGATCCCATACAGCGAACCCATCTGCGTAACTAGTGGAAGTTACCGACCCCTCAAATCCTTGGTCGTAGACGACCTTTACCCTAGTAATCTTTCGACGGGCGTCGGCATGTATGTTTACGCTAGGAGCTAGTAGTGACGCTGAGGGATATCCAGACCATGTGCCATTCCCGATCCACCTAGATTGCCCATAGGCATTAGCTGGCTGCAGGGCCGCACTATCTTCTTGATAAGCCCGGAAACTCCCGGATGGGGACAGGACACTGTTCACAGAGTATCCGGGTGCAGCAGTAGTTCCTGAACCCAGTGAAGCGTAGAAGTAATCGTCTGCCCATCGGTATCCGGAGGAAGTTCCCCAACCATAAGTAGCTGGCACTGCTGCTACTGCCGCAGACCCTAGTTTCCATTTGAATGTTGCCCTTGGGCCTTCTACTTGACCAATCGATATTGCCGCTATCTCATAAGTCATGTAAGGCTTAGCAGGATCTAGAGGAGCCGTAGACCTAAGTCTTGTGCCCCAGTCACCGGTCTCTGTCCCTATGAGGCTACCTTTAGTAGCAGTGCTAGAGCTGTATGTATAAAGTTTGAACGTAGAATACCCAACCCCGGGCGGGGCAGCATTGGCGGGGTAGTATGGCAAGAATGGGTGAGCTGCTGACTTCTTTAGGATTCCATATTCGTAGAAATCGTCCCATAGCCCTATACCTACTCCAGACGCAGGCGCTCCGGGAGCCGTATACCAGACGAGGACGATATGCATATCCTTCTGGATGACTATCCTGCTCCCCGCCATCGTGAGTGTTCCACTGCCACCCTGTTCCAAGTAAGTCTTTAGGCCGCCAGTTGACCATATTCTGCCGCTGGCCCCTATACCGTTAGCAACCCCGCCGACTGCTACACCTGACCCGTTCTTGATGTAGTAATTACCATCAGATGCCGCCTCAAAGTAATAGGTCCCAGCTTGGCCAGTTGGGGAGAAGGTATGGGTTGAGAATACAGCGGTCCCGTCAATTCCGGTAGTTGTATTCTTCTTTCCTACTAGGTTCCCGTCGGCCTGCATCTCTAGCCGGACATTGCCGAATATGATGAACTCCCCTGACCGGAGGAAATTCGACTCTCCTCCACCAGCCGTGTACTTAAACGTGTTAGGGGTTACACCTACAGAATTTACATCGCTCTGTAAAACAGGAGCTGCTGGGATCTCTAGAGGAGCTGACTTCCAGCCAGCTGGGGAACCAGTACTGCTATAGGTACTGTACTGAATTATCGGCTTCCATCCGCTCTGGTATACCCAGCCAGCGGTTATGTCTTTCCATACCTCGCCGGTGTAGACCTTCTTAGATGTAATAGTCATGATACCTGTAACCAGATAGTTCCCTCAGGGTATGTGTTAGTTCCGCTAGGGGCTGATGTGGATACGTTTACACCAGCTACTCGGGTCAATGTCTCTGTAGTTGCGTTTTTGAACTTAAACCCACCGGGACCGGGAGATGTCACGTTTACATCATTCCCAGTAGATACTAAGTTAACTGACGCTGAGCCGAGTGCCGATAACCCTGTAGTAGTTAACCGTGGGTTTCCAGCGGTAGATCCTGTCGAAATAATAGGGCTAGTGACTGAGGTTGCTTGTGTGATAGTTCCGGTTACGACAAGATTTCCGGTAACGGTACTATTACCAGTTACAAGGGCACCCCCAGATGACACTGTAAGGCCGGTAGCAGTCAATGCCCCTGTGCTGACAGTACCCGTAGTATCAATACCCGTGCAGCTGAACCTAGTATTTGATGTGAGAACCCCTGCCGTAAGCTGGAGAGTTCCAGTCCCTGTAGATGCATCATTAAGCGTTACTACACCCGCTGATACGGTTACTCTCGATCCAACTTTAAAGGTCGACTCTGCGGTTACAGTCCCACTGCTGGCTATTGATACAC